CATTTTCTATTTATATCACCACCAGATTCTTTTCTCATATTAATGAACTCTTCTATCTCTGGGTGACTAATATCCATGTAAGCTGCATAGCTACCTCTTCTCGTTGTGCCTTGATTAAAGGCTAACATCTGTGAGTCTACAACATGCATGAATGGGATTGAACCAGTAGAACGACTCCCATGAGTAGTAGATATACCATTGCTGCGAACATCCCCCCAAAATCCACCGATGCCTCCACCTGAACTTGCCAACCATATGTTCTCATCATAGTGAGCAGATAAGCCAGTCCTGCTGTCAGGTACATAATTGAGGAAACAGCTAATAGGTAAGCCACGAGTGGTTCCCCCGTTACTAAGTATAGGAGTGCTAAACATGAACCACCTATTGGAACTGTAGTTATAAAGTCTTTGAGCCAATTCATAATCTGTTTCTCCTTTGTATGTAGATGCATATACAGAAGCTCTGGCAAGTGCTTCTTGTGCATGAGTTTCGTTCTCCCAAAAATACCTATCTTTGAGAGTATCTATACTAAACTTATCAAAATCTTTTTCTTTATCATAGTCTATTGTAATTCCTAAATAAGGTTTCTTTCCTATCTTATCTTCAATCATTGTTTTCCTCTATGTGTAAAGCTATTATAGCATAATGTATTATCTTTAATAACTCTAATCTTTTATTATCTTTTCTTCCATACCTCATGGCATACTTCATTATGTTTCCAATACAAAAACCCTCTCCATGTCCTGCATCTATAATCATATCTGTTGCCTGATACTTACCATCTCCATAATGTTTCTTGTAAGTCTCATGTATGTAATCATCTATCTCTTCTAATATTTTTGTTTCACTAAATTTTGTCATTTAAATTTACTCCCTTCAAACCAACACACTATTGTTTTTCTAATACCTGATGTTACAGGTGTTACCCTATGCATTAGAAAGGATGGAAATATAAGAACAGTTCCTTTGTTTCTAATAGCAGGGTCAAGACTTTTGTTTGTACCATCTTTTAATTGAAAGTCACCACCCTCATATTCAGAGCCATCAGTTAATTGTAAAGTTAAACTTAGCTTTCTATGAAATGCATTATCAGTATCTAGAAATGTATCTATATGCCAATCATAATGGTCACCACCACTTTCATAAATAGTATACTGAATACTTTCTAAGTATGTTGTATTAAAATCAAAGTTAGTTCTGTTAGCATCATGAACTAAGTTCCAAAGTCTACCAGACAACCAATTCCATAAGTCATTATGATTTGGGTCACGATGACTAATCCAACCTGTTTTACTTTGTCTAACTTTAGCAGATGTCTTACCATCTTTTTCTCCGATGATAGCATCATTTATTTCTAAAAGTCTTTCTGCTTCTTCAATTATGTAATCACACTCTTGTGTTGCAAATGCATTAGCATATACTTTATTTGTTTTCATACTCATATTATATCCCATTCATAGTTTTTAACTAGCATCCAATACTTAAGAATACTGTTAAACATTTCTTTATGTTTTTGATGTGACTCTTTATCCCACACATGAAACAGCACAAGACTTGTATCTTGTCTGTCTACAAATATTGATATTCTTTCAGGATAGTCTACACCTAATCCCTGTGCGTAAGCAGATAACTGCATACCATGCTCATCATATACTAACTTAGCTGGGTCTTTACCTTTAAGATTATCTTTAGTTTTAAAATCTATAAATACATTGTCTGCATATAAATCTATCTTACCGCCATAACCTTGAGGTGCACAAAAAGAATCCTCTGCCACCCATTTTTTAGATGGGTAACTTTCATCTAACCAATCTTTTATTATTCTGTAAGGAACAGACTTTCTCTTTCCAGCAAAGCCTCTTTCAATCTGAGCATGTATCTTAGTTCCCTGCTTGGCTGCATCAAGCCCAACCTTTCTAGCTTCTTGTTTACATCTATTTATATATACTTCAATAGACTCATCATCGCTTTTTGGATTAAGCTCTGTTGCTCTTATAGCTTGACCTATCTTCCAATTTTCTAAAGAAGGTTTAGCTATCATACCAATGATGGTAGTAACAGAGGGAACAAGACCAAGACTCTTGGCATCTCTCAATGTGGTATTTCTTTCTTTACCATTAGCACCGATGAGAGTATACATAGGCTCTCCATCTTGTGCATACCAATGTCCTGACTCGGATGTAAATTTATTATAGTTATCTAATTTAGATTTGTCAATAGTTTTACTCATCTTTTAAGTCCTTATATGTTTTAAATACATCAGTAGTAAATAGTTTTTGTATATTTACTAACCACATTTTACTAGCATTGTGGTCGCCACCGCTTACTGATTTCTTGAAATCTAATTTTTCAATTAGCTGTTTTAGTTTAGGCACATCAAATATAAATGTGCAAAATATATTGTCTTCAATACAAAGATTATGAAACCAATAGTCTGCTTCGGTTGTAGTTATTCCTGATGGTTTACCATAACATTCATATTCAATACAAATGTTTCCAGTCTTCATCCACATACCTCGTTCAGATTTAACTTCTATCTTTTTATTAGTTAGCATATCTGCTATTTTATCTTCTTGTATTTGACCATACTGTAAATCAAGGTCAAACTTTTTTCTATCTTTCTTAGTGGGTTTCACTCCAATCACCTCCGATTTTATATTCACCTGTTAATGGACATCTCATATTAAAATGTTGTCCTGCCTTTTCAATACACTCAACGCCTATCTTACCTACAAATTCTGACTGAGACTCTTTAACTTCTATCTGCCATTCATCATGTATGTTAGCTACAAACTTAGCATCTAAAGTATTTAAGTCTATAAGCTCCTGTAAGAGTATCATTGCCTTCTTCATAGCTATAGCACCACCACCTTGTAATAAGCTGTTGAGAGCAGCGTGTTGATGTCTGATGAGTATTCTTCTACCATCAAGTCCTTTTAAGTATTTTTTCCTCGAAGCTCTATCAACTCTGTCCTTAAGATGTTTAAATGCTGTGTTACTACTAAGAAAGCGTTCTCGCAATTTTCTACCTGCCGACTTGTTTCCTCCAATGATGCTTCCAATTTTTTCATCTCCGGCTCCGTATATGAGTGCATAGATGAAAGTTTTTGCCTCATCTCTTGATTTAAGTCCAGCAGCTCTTTGGTTAGCTGTGTGAATGTCTCCGTTAATAATTTCATTTATGTATTCCTCACTAGCCATATAGTGTGCTAGTAGTCTTAATTCTAATTGACTTGCATCTATACCTACAAGTTTGTACCCTTCTGGCACAGTCCAACATCTTCTACATTCCTTACCATACTCTGAATGTATGCTAGGAACTTGAGCCATGTTGGGATTTCTATGTGTCATTCTACCAGTAATAGCACCAGTAGAAATAACACTTCCATGAACTCTACCATCATCAGAACAAGCATCAACCCAAGACTCAACTTGAGCTGCTCTCTTTTGAATTAGTAAATACTCTGCTATTAGTTTAGCTTCATGTATATGTGTTATATCTTTTAATGTTCCTTCATCAACAATCGGCTGACCTGTTGGTGTAAATCGTTTAGGCTTCCATCCAAAGTCTTTTAAGTATGCACCAATCTGTTGTCGGGAACCAAGATTAAATTCTTTTAATTCTTGTCTCATGAAAGGAGTAGTGTCATTTGTCTTTACTCTCTCCTCATATTCTACACTAGTTAAACCAGATTTAGATAGCGTACCATCTTTCTTTAATTTAGGTATAACTTCTTTTACATCTACCCACTTAGGTTTAAATGTTTCATGAACTTCTTTTTCAATCTCAGACTTTCTTTTGTTTAAAGAGCCAAGCAACATCATTGCTTCTTTCTCATCAAAGAGAAAACCTTCTTCATATTGTTTCTGTAATATTTTAGATGTCTTGTGTTCTAACTCTACACAATCTCTTGAAAAACCTACGCTATCTTTCTGTAATTTTTCATATACTAATTTATTTAGTTTAGTATCTTGTATGCAATATGTAAGCATCTGGTCGCTATAAGTATCGAACTCCGGTTTATCTTGTTTAGCAGAGCCAAGTTTCCATCCCCACTTTTCTAAACTATGTCCGCCATCTCTGTTTGGATTTAGTAACCTTGAAATAACTAAAGTGTCTACTATCTTTGTGTGCATATATAAATCAACATTCTTTAACTTTTTAATTATAGGTAAATCAAATCCTATAATGTTATGACCTATGATTTTATCTGCACTCTTAAGTAGTTCTATACCTTCATCTATTTCATCTGGACCATATGAATATACTTTATTATTTTCATCTATTGCAACTAAGCACCAAATGTTTTTAGCATCTTCATAAAATCCATCTGTCTCTAAATCAAAAACTAATTTCATCTTCTCCACCTTTGTCTTCAAACTCTAAATCTTCTTCTGACAATCTGCCTGTATCTTTATCATACACTAAAGCAGTAGCCATGCCAACATCTCCTGTGTATCTTGATTTTAATACACGCAGTTTGGTTGTCCTTGCCTCAAGCTCATCATCAGACTGTTGATTTCTTTCTAATGCTATCACACAATCTGATAGCTGACCAATACTGTTAGAGCCACGAAGATGAGAGAGTGATACTTCAATACCATTCTCATGACCTTTGTTCCCATCTACTCTACGCAAGTGAGATACAAGAATAAGACCAGCTCCTGTTTCTTCAACAAGACTTCTTAATCTAGTCATAATGGAATCGATAGCTCTTCTCTCATCCCCTTCGTGA